TGACGGCACCAGCACCCCATACCCACTTCTCAAGTTTACGAACACGATCACGGAGTTCCTCCGCCATCTTCTCAGCGTCTTCAATCCTGTGTGTCAGGAGTGCTATCAACTGATCCTGGTCCGCGTCCTTCTGATTTATTGTACTCATTATTCAATTCACCAAAAGCCATACGCATTATATAGACAATATAGTATGTAACACCAGCTAAGAGTATGATTATGGAAATAATTACACTCCACACAGGATCATTTTGATTCTCTAGAGGACGAAGGAGCAGTTCCATTTTTACTAATCAATAAAGCATCTCTTCTGCTTCTGCCTGAACTACACAGTCACTAGTGGGATATGATACACACAACAATGCAAACCCTTCCTCAATTTGATCATCATCCAAGAATGATTGGTCTTCCTGATTTACAGTTCCAGAGATGATCTTACCTGCACAAGATGAGCATGCTCCTGCACGGCAAGAATATGGAAGGTCAACACCTGCTTCATCAGCAGCGTCAAGGATGTAAGTATCACCATCGCATTCGATAATATGTTCATTACCATCGGATGTTTTGAGAGTAATAGAGTAGGTCATATTTGTCTATAAGTTTTGTAATGATTATTATATAGTATTACGGTAAATGTTACAACTAACCACGATATCTGATA